GGAAAATGGCCCCCACTTGTGTTCGACCAAAATAGTCCAGAGACAGAACTTCGGAGATTGAACAAGCGCCAATTCAGAGGACTCAACAGAACCAGTTACCCTTTAGAAGACTGGAGATACTGCAGATTCGGAAGGATTGTAGAGTTCGACTACATCCCGAATTATCTTGACCTGATTGATGACAAAGCAATATCTTTTTACCGATCAAATATTGCAGCGACCTGGGATGATGATGTCAAGCCAAAATCCCATAGACGCCTACTTCTTGAACTGATTAGTAGAAAAGAGATGGATATAAAGGCGATTGTGCATTTGATAGTGTCTAGAGAAATTCCATTCGATTGGTTCATAGTGTCATTACATCCAAAGGAAAGGGAATTCAAGCTAGCTCCTCGAATGTTCAGTATGTTAGTACTCGAGATTCGAATCTTTTTTGCTCTCACAGAGGCGAACCTCGCTGACAAAATCTTCCCTTATCTCCCACAACAGACCATGACAAAGAGCAGGATAGAAATTAATAAGCTGTTCCTTGATATGACGCGACCAATTCAAACTGAAAAAACACTCAGGATGTTCATCGAAATTGACCTCAGTAGGTGGAACCTTCGCTGGAGAGATCTCGCTGTGAGCCCAGTTGGACGAACACTGAATGACATGTTTGGTATGACTGGTGTGTTTGACTTTTGCCACGAGTTCTTCGAACAAGCGCTAATTCTTGTGAGAGTCAACGACATTCGTCCAACGGACGTTCACCTTCCTCATCCTCCAGAATCGGATCTGTTATGGTACAACCACTTAGGAGGATTCGAAGGTATATGTCAAAAACTATGGACCATTTGTACGTACAGTATGATTTCACTTGCCATAGCCGATCTCCCCATAAGTTACACACTTCTGGGTCAAGGAGATAATCAGGTTCTCTCAATACTGTTTGCTGCCAGAGACGACGAAAGTCCCTCCGAGACTCTCAAATACTACAGAGACATAATAACAGCAAGAGTCAAAGCTATGTGTGAGTCGGTGAATCAAGAGGTCAAAGTTGAAGAATGCCTGGAATCTACAACCGTAGTGACTTACTCGAAAGATGTGTACGTCAATGGAGTATATAGACCAACAGCTCTCAAATTCCATTCACGCCTTTTTCCTCACTCGTCTCAAATATTTCCATCCCTTCGGTCCAATATAGGGTCCATATTCTCAACATCAGTGGCGGGAGCGGAGAAAAGCACTGACCCACTCAAGAGCTATTTTCTAGCTTGTCTTTATTCTGGGTTGTACCTTCTTCGCGCGTCCAAGGGTAGAGGTACCTACGGCAAGCAAGTAAAGATGATACGAGGGGCATTGAGATCTAGGTTTCCTGATTGGTGCGAATTCGTGTTGACGCTACCGTCTGAAGCTGGAGGATTTCCGGTGCTTCCGTTTGTAGGTTACATCTACAAAGGAGGATCGGACCCACTCGGAAAGTCTATCTCAGCCATGAAGCTCCTTGCGGATCATTCTGGATCGAGGTTACAGAATCGGATGTTTGCTCAGTTGTTCAGTGGTGATCTGTACAATCCCGCTCCAGATATCACATCATTATTTATGGACCCTTTCAGTGCTCCATTCATGAAGCCTCCAACAGCAGTAGATGGTGTGGCAAACGAGACTATCACAGCACTAAAGAATGATAACATCAAGCTTGCCGACGTGTCACAACTCATGGGAGAAGACACATCCTCGTACGTGGACTCATTAGTATCAATTCTCTCACAATGTCGACCTCTAAATCCATTAATAATGAGGGACATAATGGATTGTTCAATCGCAGGAGTCACTGACATGGTGAGTCGAATGTTTGTGGCCACTCGCACGCTGCAGCACGTGGTACGGCAACTAGGCGTTCCAATAGTGGACAAAGTCCTGTATTTAGAGACTGAAGGTATCTTGTACATGTACTACAGATTTCTTGCGATTCCCAACAACCCATGTGCACCGAAAACTATATACGAGACCACGTGTGCTTTGCGGGATCGTTGGTTTCCAATGAAAGATAATCCCATTGTTGGGCTGACAACATATCAACCATATGACTTTCAGATCGAATGGGACGATGCAGGTCTAAGCAAAGAGGGAGTCAATGTAGTTCTTGTTACAGAATCAGATCCATTCGATACTCGAGGTCCATACGATCCTTACGTCGGAAGCAAAACAAGAGAGAAAAGAAGTGAACATGGATACAAAATAGTGGGGACAGATGACGCCTCGCGTTCTATTAGGAAGCTGCAGCTCATCTCAAGTCAGACCGGAACTGATCCAGGATTCAAAGCTTTGGTGGACGGAGTAGCATGGACTAGAACAGACGCTAAGCTCTCCGACTACTCGGATCGTCTTCCTGGAATAACCGGAGGGACATTGAGTCATCGCTATGCAGCCAGGGCTGGTCATCAGGATGCCTACAACATTGGATCTCCAAATTTTGCCACTCATTGTGTGATATCGACAGACAACATGGGATACATTTCCGGAGGAGTAGTCGATGTACCTTTCATGCTACAGGAGCCCTGCTTGATGACTGCATGGTTTGTACAGCGTATGGCCAGACAGACCGGTTGTATGTTTGTATCGGCTACTCTAGTCACTCAAGGATCCAGCATGGATCCATTACCGTCCACTGACATATTGACACCTCCCGCCTACACGCTTCCAATCGTCAGATACCCGGAAAATAAGCTCACTCATATTGCAGACCTGCGTCTAGAGAGAATCAGTGGTGTAGTGACTCATCCATCGTTGCCTGTTTTAGAGGTCTTTGAACCGTCCGCAGAACTTAGACGTCATGTTCTAGAGGCATTTTTCAGAGATCAATTAAGAAAGCACGGAGCTGGTCGTCAAATGGCAGATGGAAATTATCAGAACTTCCAAGTGAATACGATGGATATTGCAGAAGTGGCCTCAAAC